ATCAATGTTTGAATGTCCAGCACTTTCCGACAAAACTAAAAAAACATTTTTTTTCACAAGTCCAATGAGCGTTGAATATGAATATAATTTTACCGATCCAGAAAATTCATACATTGTTCCTAAAAATCCACTCATGCCTTATCTTGAAACAAAAATACTAAGACCACCTACCATGGCTAAAAGACCCTTGTTCTTATTATCTTTATTCTATTGTTTTTTTAGTGAAGAGTCACTCACTGCTTCTTTTACACCTCCTTTTCTGCATAACTCTAATTTTGCAAAACAGGGTGTTCCTCCAACGGGATCTTATGATATAGGTCAATGGTTAAGAACATATCCTTTAGAAATTATGCTCTGGAATGAGACTGGCACTTTTAAACTTGAAAAAGATGAACCATTATTTTATGTAGAATTTTTAACAGATAGTCCTATAAAATTACAAAGAGTTGAGAGTACGGAAAAACTAAGTGGGTATGTATCACAATGCACAAGTGCCCCTTCAATGATTGAAACTAGAGTTCCTCTTATTACAAGATATGAAACTTTTAAAAAAACAAGAATGAAAGATCTAATAATGAAAGAAATAAAAGACAATATACTTTAGTAAGTTTTTTTAGTTGTCACACCTATTGTGGCAAAATTTGACTGCGTAGCAGGCATAAGATGTCTTATATTGGTTTAGTATCTCTATTTTCGGCTTTGTTAATTCCCGCCGAAATTTAATCTCAAATAGTGATATAATTTGTCTACAATGATGACAGTAGACGACTGGGCAAAACTAATACTTACGATTCTTTCAATATTAACTATTATTGGCGGATCAATTCGTTGGCTCGTAAAACATTATTTAAACGAACTTAAGCCGAATTCAGGATCTAGTTTAAAAGATTCTGTTGACCGCTTAGAGAAAAAAACTGATCAACTGTTTGATCTTTTGGTTGAACACTTTAAAGATCATTCTAAAAAATAATTCTTTATATATAATATATAAGATACTTTAAAAATCTTACTTGCTAGTTATTTCTTTTCTTTATATATTTTAAGTATACACGTTAATACTCTGGATTTTTACAGTTTATGCAGAAATGATTGTAACAATTGTATAACAATTTCTTTAATGTCTGGTTTATAACGTTTTGTTATAATATGTCCTATTTGTCCTAATACAATGTTATAATTTTGATGCTGGCACCTAGATTCTAACCCCCACCCCACTGCGTCTAGGTGTCCAGTTTTATTTAATGGTATAATCAAGTATCATGTGTGCTCCTACAGTAGAAAAATATGGCGCCTCGCCAGCAAATATTCAATGGACAGTAGTCCGTGGAGACACCGCAACCCTGCTTGTAGAGTTTTTAGAGGATGATGAAATAACTCCCTTTGACTGCGATGACTGGACATTTAGAGCAACTGCCTATGATCCAATGGGAAATGTATTAGATAACTTAACTGTAACTGTTGATGATAATAAAGCAACCATCACTGCTTTAGCATCAATTACAGAGGATTGGGGAACAGGCTATAATCAAATAGCAGCAGAGTTAAGATTTGATCTTGAGGTAATTATAGAGGGTGGCAGTGGTCCAAATGCAGATACAGTGTGGACACCAGTTATAGGGACTATCTGTGTTTTAAGTGATATGACTCCAGGTTTATAATGCCAATAGTAAAAGTTTCAAACCCAACACCGCTTCTTCCGCCAGTAATAAAAATTGGCAAAAAAATATTTAAAATCAAAATAAAGTAGTTAGGGTAAGTCATGGCTAAGAGCATGGACTTTCCCCAAAAGAAAAAATATCTAGAAACAATTCAAGAGGTTAAAACAACGGAGTATATTGCCGTTCCTGGAATTACTGGAGAAAAAGGTGAGGTCGGACCACCAGGGCCAGCGGGGCCACAAGGACCTAAAGGCGATAAGGGCGACACAGGAAGAGCGGGGCCACAAGGTGAACGTGGAGAGCCAGGAAGAGCAGGGGATGGATATGACAGTCCATCTGGGCAGTATCCTGGTTGGGCATATTATGCAAATAAAAGTACTCAAGAATATAGGCTAGGTCCAGAAAGAGGCGACGACGGCTGGGTAAATTTTTTCTTAGATATAGACGAATCAAAAACCCTTGAAGCCTATTTGCCAAATAGATCAGTTTCTTTATTAAACATAACAGCAAGAAATATAAATTTAAAAACCTTAAAGGTTGGGGCTAAAGTAGATATTAGGTATGATTTTTCTTTAGAAACCTATTCATCAAATACTGAGGTTTGGATAAGAACTCTTTTACGAGATGAGGAAATTTCTCCTATGGGGTATGTTGGATTACTTAAGTATCAGTACTCATACGACATTTCACATTCTCAAACCATTTTTATCAATAGCGATAGAATTAAAAACTATGGAGGACAACCTCAAATTAGAACTGACAATGAGAGTTCTTTTATTTTAAAAGGTATATATGTATCAGTATCTTAGTGGTATAATGTTACAGGAGGAATAATGGCATTTCCAGGTTCTTATAATTTTAGTTACTATCGTGGTGATAGGTATGAGTTTGTAATCCGTCCAAAAACTGCGAATGGTGGCGCTTTTGATTTAACAGGTTATAGTGCAAATTTTGTTGTTGCTAATGCAAGAGGAGAAGGTAAAACTCAGTACGAAATGCAGGCTGTTGTTGATGGCTCTGCAGATACCGTAACTTGTACAATCCTGCCAGGCGCAGGAGAAGCACTAACTGCTGGAAGTTATGTCTATGACGTTCAAATAGATTCTGGCGCAACATTGGTTTATACACTTTTAACGGGAACTGTAACAGTAACAGATGATATTACTGGAGCAGATGATTCATAATGGTTGACGTATTACTTAATACCGATGATGTTGTTGTTATAGGACCACCAGAGTCAATTGACTTATTGGTTGATATCGGACCACAAGGAACTCGTGGTAGTAAGTTTATTGTTGGTTCTGGAGAGCCTAATGCACTAACAGCAAGTGGTGTTTTATTTGGAACTACTCTAATATTAAATGATATGTATATCAATACCGCTCCAGGAGAAAATTATGGATACATGTATCAATATATTTCTCAGGCTGGTGCAAATACTTGGGTTCAAGTTTTAAAAGTAAGTCCAGCAATTTACTCATCTGTAGAAACAATTACTTTTACATCTGGCGCAGGATCAATAACTATTCCAATATCAAACATAGTGACAGTTAGCGGTTCACCACTTACCGCTTCAAACTTCAATGTTCAGTTTCAAATTGAAGGAGCAAATCCAATTGCATCATCAATGGAAATTCCTGCTTTAGCAGGGGCTGGGACAAACTTAGTAATAAATTTTGACGCAGTTCAATATAGCAGTGGCACTTGGTCAAACCTTACTGGAAGTAAAACAGTTCATTTGTTTATTTCTATAGTTTAATATAAAAATGGTATAATTTTAAAGAGGTGACCCCATGGCTGTAGAAAATATAGGAAGTTTAGTACCAACCAAGATTCCAGCATTGGCAGATGATGCTGACATTCAAGATGCGCTAAGAGCGTATCATTATGGCTCTTATGATTTTGATACCGCAGAAACTGATACCGCAAACCTTTTAAATCCGTCAATTGCATATACAATTAATGACCTACAAGAACAGATAGATGATCAGGTTGCTTTAGAACTAGCAGCAAGAGATAGTTCAAGAGTAACGACAACCGCTCCTACTGCAGCAGCATTTACAGCATTCTCTAATACAATTCCAGATGGATATATTTGGGTAGACAAAGATGCAGCAGCACCAGTAGGATATATATCCGCAACATCTGTTTATACTGCAACACAGCCAACAACTGGATTGGCCAATGGAGTTATTTGGATTAAAAAAGGGTCAAGTCCTTTAGAGATGTATGTTTATAATGGCGACACTAGCGCTTTTGATCAGGTGGTCTAATGCCAACCTCCTTTAATTATGACGGTAAACCAGGATATATTTATAATGTAGCAGATGATACGTGGTATGAACTATCGGGTAAGACAGACACATCTGGAACTTTTGAGTGGGCTGGTCTACAAAGTTATTTATCTGCTGTAACAATGCTTGAAGCATTGGTTGCAAAAAAGGGTATAAATAATTATCTTAATCCAGCAGCAAGAGATGCCTCAATAACATCTCCCACTGCGGGTACTATCTGCGTAATAAGACAAGATGGTAGTGGAAACGTAATAAACCAACTTCAATTTTACAATGGATCTTCTTGGATTGCTTTTATTCCTGCACAAACAGGAAAGGCTGGGCAAGTGTTACAAACAGATGGTATAATAACATCATGGCAAGACTCCACTGGATTGCCAGACGTATTCTTATTAATGGGAGGATAACAAATGGCAACAGTCTATAAAGTTTTAGCGCAGGCAGCGCCAGCAGCAACTACAGAAACAACTCTGTATACAGTACCATCAAGCACATCTGCGGTAGTTTCTACTATTGCAATTACTAATCAAGCAGGCACTTCAGGAACATACCGTATTGCGGTACGCCCAGCAGCAGATGCTTCAACAGCACAAAAACACTACATTGTCTACGGAGCAACAGTAGGAGCATCAGATTCAATTATGTTAACTCTGGGAATTACTCTTGCAGCAGGAGATTTAGTTCGTGTATTTGCATCTTCAGCAGATATGTCATTCAACGCATTTGGTTCAGAACTTAGTTAATTAAATATTTAAGAAAGGTGTATCAGTATGGCAATTACAAAAGCAAACGCATCTGGGTTAGCGGGATCAAGATTTAAAGATGCTTCAGCAGGAACAACAAAAATTGTAGATGTGGCAGATACTCCAACCATTGGAGCCCCATCTGATAACGGAAATGAAATCTCAATTGCTTTTACACCAGCAACTAAGGGTGGCGTTCCAACCTCATATACAGCCATTGCCAGTCCAGGTGGTGCAACCGCTAACGCAAACGCATCTCCCGTTACATTTGGTGCAAATGCCCTCACAGCAGGAACAACTTACTCGTTTCAAGTAAGAGCATCAACCAACACTGGAAGCAGTCCTTACTCTAATTCATCTGTAAATCACGTCATACCTTCATACGTTCTTTCTCAAACCTTTAATTCATCAGGCGAATTTGTAGTTCCTGAAGGTATAACAAAGATGGGAGTAGTTGGACAAGGCGCAGGTGCAAGTGGTGGAAATACTAGTGGTTCAACAGGTGCTTCAGGTGGTGGCGGTGGTGGTAAATTTATTGTTGATGAAATATCAGTAAGTCCAGGAACAAAATACACAGTAACAATTGGTGGTGCTGGCGGTTCTAGTGCTTTTGGAAATATTGCTACAATGAATGCTGCAAACATTACCTCTGGAGGAAACGTATCTGTTAATACAGGAAATGTAGTTGGCACTGCTGCAGGCGGTGGTGGTGGCAACAACGGAGGCGCTGCTGGTCATCCTTCTTCTAAGACTGGAGTAGCAGGAAATGCTGGTGGAAACTCTTCAAGCATTACTACTAACACATTAGGAATGGCACAAACCTTAGCAGGCGGTGGAGGCGGTGGAGGCGGTGGAGATCACGCTTACCGAGATGATTACTATTCTTGGAATAAACCTGGTGGAGCAGGCGGTGCTGGTGGAACTGTTGGTGGTGGCGTAGGTAATTCTGGCGCTGGATCATCAGGCGGAGGCGGAGGCGGTGCTCGTGGTGGTAACATTTATTCTCCAGTCAACAGCAACTACGGTTTTACTGGTGGTGGCGGTGGTGGCGCAGCCCAAATTAAAGTTTATGTGAAGGGATCATAATGACTGTCCAACAATACGCTTTTATAAAAGATGGAATTGCTGTAAATAATATTCTTTTTGACAGTCCTACTGAAGAATTGTTAGAAACATTTAAAACTGAACATAATGTAGACAACATTGTCCCTTGGGGAGAAGATCTTTATCACGACGTATTGGGAGCCTCTTGGGATGGAAATCAATTTACAGCACCTTCTCCATATCCATCGTGGACATTAGATGAGAATCGTATTTGGAATGCACCTACCCCCTACCCAATTACACCAGAAAATATAACCGCTGATTCTCCATCATATTTATGGGATGAGCCTTCTTTAAGTTGGATAGTGTCAAACTAGGTTTAATTCTTTACTTAGACTTTTAATATAAAACTCTATAGGGTATAATAAAAGTATGGATATTACTTTTATAAAAACTAATTCTGAAATTCCAGATATTTTTAATCCAATACCTGGAAAAAACTGTATCCCTGAGTGGTATAAAAACGCAGAAGGATATAAGAATTCACAAGCACCTATTTCTGAAGAAGGTGTAACTAAAGGTACAATTAAAAAATGTATGCCAATTTTTGATGCACTTAGTTCTGGTTATATAATTCAATCCTATGTTGATGTAAAAGTCTCTATAGAAAAAATTGATGGAAAAAATGAGCAACAATTTCAATGGCCATCGCAAAATCCTCTTCAATGGCATGACCGTGAACAGGTTCCAGATGACTATCCTTCTACTTACTTTTATCCCTATGCACTTCCTAAATGGATAAATATTTGGGGTATTAAAACTCCTCCAGGATACTCAACTTTATTTATACCACCAGTTCACAGACCTTCTGAATTTTCAATATTGCCAGGAGTCGTGGATACAGATATTTATACAAATCCTGTAAATTTTCCATTTATTTTTAACAGACCTGATTTTGAAGGAATAATCCCCGCAGGCACTCCCATTGCTCAAGTTATTCCTTTTAAAAGAGAAACTTGGGAAATGAAGTTTGCAGATGAAAAAACTATTCTTGAACAAAGAGATCAGTACTTTTTACTCAAGAGTAAAATCTTTGATTCTTATAAAAAACAATTTAGACAATTAAAAGAATATAATTAAACCATGTACTTCTTAAGTGGATTGCCTAGAAGTGGCAATACTTTGTTGTCAGCACTTTTAAACCAAAATCCTAAAATCTACTGTAGTCCTTTGAGCCCACTCAGCACTCTTATGTATCAAATGCAAAATAATTCTTTATTAAGTTTAAAGTAAATACCTAAAAAACATAAAAAAAATACCCCCAAGGCATAAACCAAGGGGGATTTTTTATTTAATTGTTATTTACATGGATACTTGTTGTACCACTCTTGATACCGTGTTCCGTTTACAGAACTCCAAGCAGACCAGTCTTTTCCACCCTTAGTCATATGTAGAGCAATCTGTGCATTTACTACTGGATTTAGGAGTTCAGCATTTGAGTCTAACTCAAACTTATTTCTACGATCTGACCCTAGTTCTCCAAGCATGTTGATTTGAAATACTCCATAAGAATTATCTCCAGTTTTTACATTGCCGTTGAAAGCAAGAGGGCGACCGTTAGACTCTGCCTTTGCAATAGCACAAGCAGACCTTAAAGCCTTTCCTTCAAACCCAACATGACGCAACATATCAACTAACTGCCCATCAGTCAAATTATGAGCATTTTCATACTTTTCTAATTTTTTGTCTTTAGAAACCAAAAAAGCCACCTGTTGGGTGGCAGATTTCACGGACTGTTTAATTAGTAAGTTATTTTCATTTGTTGCATTTGCGGTAGCCGAAAAAACGGTACTGCAAATAACCAACGTTAATACCCCTAGCCAAACATTTGCTTCTCTCATTGTAGAATACCTCCTAGAGAACAAATGCTACCTACTGGTAGCATGTATTAATTATAACACTAATTTGGCTTCTTGGTCAAGTTAAAGCAATAATTATAAAAATCTTTTAAATATTACATTAGTTAATGGTATAATGATAAGACTATGGCTACGTTTAGAGATCAATCACTTAGTTCTTATTCAATTGGTTCCGCACCCCCTACAGTTAACTGGACAATTGTAAAAGGCGACACAGCAGCATTTAGAGTATATGTAACAGATGACAATAAAGACCCATTGGTAATTGAAGACTGGACGATTGAGATGGAAATCAAAAGACCAGTAGTTGCAGGTAATTTAAATGATGCAAATCCAGCAGGAGTTTTAATACTTAGTCCGTCCCCTACGGCAGAAGATAGCGATGGAGAATTTACAGTTTCTTTAACATCTGCTCAATCAAAAAGTTTAAACACTGGAGATATTTTTGATATTGAATTAAGCGATGCTAGCAGGGTATGGACA